TCATATTTGTACGTACTTTGAGTACCATTATAATATTCAAACACAAGCTTTTCGCCTATGTCACCCATCTTTTCTTTTTTTGTTACCATTATAATCTTTTTGTATAAATTAAGCCTTCACTAATTAAAACTTCTCTATTCCACATGTGACCTTTTTCAGTATCATCTTTTGATTGACCAAAGTATGGAACAGCATGACAATCTTTTATCATTTGTTGATTAACACTAAATGATGAATCACCTACAAAAAGTTCGCCAAGTATTCTACCAAACTTTCCTTTATCGTGTGATTGCAATTGTACCTTTTGGTCTTTTAATATTTTCTTTAAATGCGCTTTAGAAGCTAAGCCATAAAACTTTTCTTCTAAATCTCTTGTTCTTGATTCTGGTGTATCAATACCCATCATTCGAACTCTTTGTTTTTTGTAGACCATTCCAAATCCTAAATCAATATCTACATCGACAGTATCTCCATCTACAACTCTTGTTACTTTTACGTTATATCTATATGACATTATTCTTCTCCTATGACTGCTTTAATATGTTCAGCATCTATAATAACTGCAGCATTTCCGTCTACATTTACTGGCATAGCTTTTGACCAATCCAGATATACTCTATATCCTGTCATTATTGGACCTAAAGCTCTATATGATACAGCTAAAACTAAGCCTGGTTTACTTGCATTATCAATTGAATCAGTAAGTATAATACCTCCTGATGATTGATTTTCTTTTTGTACTTCTGTTACGAGTACGTTATTTCCTAACATTTTCATGTTCTATCTCCTATTTATAAAATATATGGTTATTAATTATAACCGTTTCATTAAGTGAATCAGCCCAATATGGATGAACTGAATCGTTATGGTAATGAGTAGAACCTTCTGTTATATCATCATACCTACCTTGTACTACATCTCTTGCAATATGTAGTGATAGAAGCCATGTAGGACTATCTACAGGGTCATCTGATTTACCATCACAAAACCAGCTAAACTGACATTGATTTCGTATAGGTACCATATTACCTTTCCAATTTTGTTTGTATTTAGCTTGATATATGACACCACATATCGTCGCTGGGTAATTAGGATGTTTTAATCGATTAAGAACTACTTGAGCTACTGCAATCTTTCCTGCTAATGGTTGATTACCAGCTTCAAAGTAAATGTTTTGAGCCATACAATAAATATCATTGTTTGCATCACTTGCTTTTACTTGACCTGGCAATAGTAATATAAACATTAATAATGCGCCAAATCCCATTCCATATAAAAACGCTTTAAACGGGTGTGTTTCTTTATTCATATATTATTTTTAAACACAAACTCAATAGCTCGTGCTGCCTCCTTTTCTAAATCTCTTTTGCCGTACCAACCACCTGTATCAATATCCAAATCTCTACAAATATATTCGATTTCTTTTGGTGTAATTGGATAACCTTTACTATGAGCATTACCAGCAGTTGTTAACATGATTTGATACATTTTTGCATACCAACCAGTTCCACTGATACCTTTATATTCGTCAACTTGTTTTTTATTAACAAAAGGACAATCACGATATGACGTCCACGTATAATTTGTATTGTTCAATTCATTTCTTTTTCTTTCAAGTAAAGCTTTTTGTATTGCTTCTGGAAAACGATCGAACATTGTTTGATTAGGTTTAACGTATGGATATTGTTCCATAAGTTTATGTGGGTTCATAATATCTCCATCGTGAGAAAATATGAAATTAAAACTGTTTTTGTATTTAGCAGGAACATAATACATTCTGCTTAAGTCTTTGGTTTGAGCATCAGCAATATCGCCAATCTCTTTGTTTAAAGCATACCAAAAATGCTTAATGTCTTCTTTATCAACGAATTCTGTTAATGGAAAGACGAGTCTAAACTTTGGTGATTCAACTGTAGATGATGCTGTTGAATAACATACATAACGATACTTATCATACTTTGATTCAATATCTTTCATATCGCCTTCATAATCATCAATATCAAGAATACCAAAGCCGGCCCAACCAACAACATTATCATTTGCACGAGTAGTACCAGTTTGATATATTGCTGGACTTAAAAGTGGAGCATCTTTCTTTGTAGGATATTTAGTCGACTCAGAAAGCTTATAGAGAATAGCCTCGAACTCGTCGAAACTATTATAATCCATACGCTTATCTGTTTTGTTATCGTATATATTATCGAATATTGTGCAACTTACCATGATTTCCTTCGTGACTTGGTCCTTCCCAACCTTCTGGTTTGATTAGGTCTGGTAATCCTAGTGGATTAGGTCTTTCAGGTTTTACTCCTACTGTTTTATTTAAGTTTGCTTTTAGAACTTCATCCCAAGCTTTATATGGGTCAATACCAAATGCATCAAGTGTTCCAATAGCAACAACACATATATCGATTAAACCATCGACAATTTCTTCTGCATCGTTATTGGTTAATGCTGCTTCAGTTTCCATAAGTTCTTCTCTTATAAATTTGATTCTAAATCCAAGATAAGCACGTAGCTTTTCAGCATTGTCTTTATTATCATGAATCCATTTATGAACTCCATACTTATACTGCATGTCTTGAATATCTTTTATCCAGTTTTGGCTCATGTTATGATTCCTGATTTTGCTGTTACGATTCCACTATCCATTTGTCTGACTTGGTCAACCAGTTCGTCTACTGGGTCAACAATAAAAACAACGAAGCGTCTATCGATTAATACTCCACTTTTTGCTTTTGTATAAGCCATGAATGGCATGAATCCGATTTTACCTTCTCCTGCAGGAATAAGTGAATAGCCGTTTTCAATATTGATATTCTTTTCGTTTTCTCTTACTTTACCGACAATTTCCTCTCCTGAGGATAATCTTACTAATTTCATATTTTTCTCCATATTAGTCTATTATACCACATTTTTACGCAAATGTAAACGTTTTTATCCAAAAAAATCCTCCAGGCTTGCAACTTCTTTCGAAGTCCAACCTACTGCTTCCAAGACTGGTTCAATAGGATCGAGGAATGTTTTTTGAAACTGTGTTTCATGGTCGATGTATTTTCTTAAGCCAAACTCATCTGGAAGATAAGATGGGAAAGCAATTACATTTTCATGAATTGAATTTGGTTGACGAAGATATATGAACTTAATCTTTTCGCCATTGTTTATAAGTTCGTATTTCTTTTTAAGCTGATTGTCTTCAATTAGTTTATTGTAAAGAATAGCTCCACGAACATGTATAGGCGTTCCTTTTTTATAGAGGGTATTTCTATCTTGGAACTTTTTAACTTGAGTCACTCCACGTGGAAATGCAATCTGGTCAGGTTCAAGAGTTTTGAAATAGTTCTTAAACTGTTCGATAGCTTGTTGAACTGTATTTTCATCTTCTTTCATTATGACTTTGAATATATTTTTAAGAGCATCACGACATGGTTCAGGTGTAGAAGACTTAATTGCTTCAATACCCATAATCTTAAGCTTTGGTTCTTTATATCGAACGCCTTCGTTATCATGTACATTCATAATATATCTTTTCTTTGCAGTCCAAAGCGCACGGTCAGCGATTGCTTCACGTTTCATAACCATACGATTATCTACTCCACCAAGATACTTATACAATTGCTCATAGGACTTTTCAAGCTCTGGTTCAAGCGCTTCACTAGCAACTTTATCTAGAAAGTCGATTGTATTTTCAGGTTTGAATTTTTGTACAAAGTCGTTTAAGCATACATACAACGAGTCTGTGTCGATAGCAATAACATAGTCTTTCCATTTTTCAGGTTTGAGCACTCTATTGAGATAGGTGTTAAGCGAATATTCGGCCCATCGAATTGTAAGTTGTCCGGTGAGGGTAATTGCTTCTGCGATTCTCTGGTCAAAGAATCGAAAATAGCGATTGCCAAGAGCGCCATACAAACTGTTAAGAAGAATCTTAATAGCCATTTGTCTGTTTTCGGCAATTGCAATATCTCTTTCAATTTGATATAGCTTTTGTTTGTCATTTTTATCTACCTTTTCTTTTTCTTTTTGAGCGTTAATCATTTCTTGTTTAATACCAACACGCTCTTTATACATCTCATCGATAATGAATGGTATTATACCTGGCTTATCTACATTAAAATATTGTCCATTGGCTGCAAGAGCTTTACCTTTATTAGGAGCGATACGATGTTCGCTTATAGCACTATCAATATCGAATTGAGCAATCTCTCCATTAGCAATCGTTTCAGGCGACATATTGTATTGCATAATGATTGATGGATAGAGAGAGTTTAAGTCAAAAGAAACAACGTTATCATGTATTCCTACTTGTGGGTCTTTAACAAAGCCACCTGGATAGTTAGACTTTACTTTATCTTCAACGAAAGGTATAGCAATATTGTTTGCGAATAATCTGCGATAGATAATCGTATCCCATATCATTGTAGTACCGAATGTATCGTTATAGTTAACACCAGCTTTATATGCCATTGTCATACAAAGAGTAATCAATCCAAGCTTATCTTCGATTTTGTCGACAAGCTCAACGTCTTTGATATTATAGTCAATAAACTTTTGGTGATTATGTTTGTAAAGAGTATGAAGATTCGAATACTCATCATAAGATAGTTTCTTTTCTCCTAACACGACATGAGCAATGTTATCAAGTTTATAAGATTCTTGTGGTCCATAAGAATAACCAAACTTCTTAAATAGGTCAAGGTAATCAAGTTGAGATATACCTTTAAGCTCATAAGCAGTTTGAGTCCTTCCCATCTTAGTTACGTCTTGTCTATCAATCATTCCCCAAGGACTGAGTCTTTTTACGTAAGCTTCTCCAAGCATACGATTGATTCTATTCACAAGGTATGGAATATCAAAGAACCTTGAATTCCAGCCAGTTACGACATCAGGACAATATTGTTGAGATGACCAATGAGTAATAAAATTAATAAGCAAGTCATCTTCACGGTCAAACTTACGATATACTACCATGTGGTCTTTCATATAAGATTTGTCAGTATCATAATCACCTAAGCCCCAGACATAATAAGTATTGCCAATATTGTTTTTCATACAAATGGCTGTAATCTTATGGTCGGCTTTTTCAGGCTCAGGGAATCCATCGTCAGAAGCAACTTCAATATCAATTGTTGATACGTTGATTTTGTTTCGATCGAATTCGATATTACCAGGATAGTAATCATTAATGAATGCTGGAACGTACTTTGTGTTTCCATATATCTTTTTACCAGATACGCCTTTATTAGCTTGAACATACTCGTTAGCAGTTCTCATGGATTCGAACCTTTTGCCAGCATTTGCTACACCTACAGGATTTCCATCAAGCGATTTCCACTTGGTAGGAAGATTGGTAGATGTAAAAAGGATTGGTTCGTATTTGACTTTCTTTTCAATTCGTCTTCCGTGGTCATATCCTCGTAAGAGAATCATATTACCATATCGAGACACATTAGTATAGAATTTCATCATATGTATATTATACCATAGTTTAGGTTAAATGTAAAGGTTTATTTTCATTTATTTTCAAAAGATTGGGGGTAATTGCTTACCCCCGCATGATTTTGTCAATTTGGTCTTAAAATCCAGCAGCTTGAGCTATCATTAACGCTGGTGCTAATCCTAAGATTAGTCCTGTTGTTAACAAAGCTATAGTAACAGTTTTTAAGGCCTCGGCAACGTCTTCATACTTATCCATAAGATGGACTATATGTTTCATGTTGTTCTCCAGTAAATAGTTTATTACATATCTACTGAGTGTCGCTGCTCGCCAGTTTACCCTTTCAAGTATTCTTTCTTCTTTGATGCCCCAGCAGACCCTAATTCGATCTTTCTAGGACGCTTCTCTTCTGGAAGTTCTACTCTGGCATACACCACTAGTATTCCATCCTTCAAATCAGCACCGTCTATTACAACAAATTCTGAGAGTCGAAATGATTTCTCAAATTTGCGGGACGATATACCTTTATATGCGTATTCACGCTCAGCTGGCTCCACCTCTCCTTTGACTTTCAATATGCCATCTTTAAGTTGGATATCAATATCCTTTTCCTTAAATCCAGCAATTGCAAGCTCGATGAGAAATTTTTCATCATCGATTTTCACAACGTTATGTGGTGGATAGTTATCAGTTCCAGACCTAGCACTTTGATGAATCCTTTCTAAGTCTTCAAACAATGTGTCAAATCCGACAAAAAGTGAACGCGGTACGTTCAAAGTATTTCTTACCATTTTTATTTCCTCCTATTAAATAGCAAGGTTGTGGGAACCGGTCCAATACCGCATTCCTCGTTATATATTTATACAAGCTTTGTTGCTAGTTTAAATAAATTTTTTATAAGTAGATTTTTACTACTTTATTTAGTCTGCCTGCTTTCATAAATTTATGAAAATTCTTCCAGGCCTTTTTAATTTTTTTCTCCATTATTAGAGTTCCCTATGTTATACTTAGGGCATAGTTCCCATTGAGTTTTTTCCTTAAAAGGAATCACCTTAATTTGTCTCAATGGTGCTAAATCTTTAGAAGATTCAGGCTTCATAATAGTTACTAAACCCCAGTCGGCTAGTAATGTCGCAATTGTATTTCTACGTTGTACATCATTCTCAAGTAAACTAGATGGTTTTCCATCTAGTAAAAATAGTTCTTTAAAGTGAACTATAAAATATCTACCTTGCTTATGTAATATATGGCAAGATTGAAAAAGCTTCTGGTCTTTCCTAGAAGCTACACCTATACGTGTTAATGTTTCACGTATCTTTAAAAAGTCGTCTGGTTCGTTTAGAGAGACTTCTAACATAGAGTTAGGAGTCCAATCTGTAATTTGTATGTTATTATTTTCCACCTTTATAAATCCTTTGTTTCAATTGTTCAATATTTTCATTACTCATTAATGATAATGCAGATTTAGCCTTTTCGTCACTATACCCATAATTTTCTTTGATGAGTTCTAGATGGTCAATATCACTGGCCTTAATCCACTTAGACCATCTTTTCTTCTTTCTAATTATATTTATAAGAAAATCGAACTGAACGCGATGGTCTAGGTGATGATGTTTATTCATTTCATTAGCATACAATACAGTGTCTTTAAAAAAAGAAAGACCACGATTTATAATGAAAGGATTGTATTCTTTCTCAGCAATGTCATCAACCATGATATCTTTCTTGGTTTCATTAATTGCTTTTAAGTAATCGAATGGACTCATGATTGTTGTGCAATATAAGCTTCTGCCATTTCTTTTGTATTAAAAGTTCTTTCGGATATGATAACCTTTTGGTCATTATACTTTACAGCTCTATACTTCTTTTCTGTAAATCCTTCATAATGTACTATTACTATATCCCACTTATTTAGTGTTGTTTCTTCTTCTATTATTTTACCACCAAATGGTATGTTGTTAAATGTCTTCATTTAAATTTTACTCCTGCCATTACTTCAGTTAAACATGCAACCATATTCAATTCATGGTCTGCAACAAAACTGTTTTTATATTGATAATCAGCCAGAATAAGTACCAATTGCGGTATTGATTGAGGCTCTACGTATTCATTCATGTTATCGTATACTTTACGAAACATTGAAGCTGGTTCTACGTCGATATTATCAGCTACCCATTGTCTCATGAGTTTAAAGTTTTTAAGTTTAAGATGCTCCATCAAATCTGCTATTGCGACATCTTTATGTCCAACTAATATACCACTATCGATTTTACCAAAGTTTGAGTATCGTTGTAGCTCATTAAGTGTTCTTCTGAAATCTGGAAAGTATTTCATTATCAGTTCAGCAATAACTGCTGGTTCTGAGTTGATACTTTCTACAGATAAGATTTGTTGAACCCTTTGCATAAACTGACCAGCAAGAGCTTCTTTCTCTTTCTTTGGCATCGCAAATTCGATAACGCTGGTTCTTGAATGTAATGGTTCTATTATACGATTCTTGAAATTACAAGTAAGTATAAATCTACAGTTTGCTGAAAACTCTTCGATAAATCCACGCAAAGCTGGTTGAGTTGATTGTGGATTAAGGTAATCCGCTTCGTCCAAGATGACGACTTTGAGGCCGCCTGATAAGGAAACGGACGAAGCGAATTGTTTGATTTTGTTTCTTAGAGTATCAATACCTGATTCTTCTGAACCATTAATGATTATATAATCTAAGTCTAACTCATTGCAAAGTGCTCTGGCTACTGTGGTCTTTCCTGTACCAGCAGTACCAGTGAACATCATATTTTGAAGTTCGCCTTTGTCTAAAACATTTTGAAATATCTTTTTAAGGTCTAGTGATAGTACACATTCCTCTACTTTTCTTGGGCGATATTTTTCTACCCATAGGAACTCTTCCATTATAGTACCTCCCAACCTTCTACAGTATCTAACCTAAAAGACCTCCATGCGTTTTTGTCTAATGACCAAACTGGAAATGCCTCCATTGAGTTAGCTGTATAATTGATTTCTGTTTTAATTCCATTTGCTTTTAGCATATCTGGATTTAGAGTACAAGGCATAACTCTTATTTCGCCTGTATCTATTTTTTTAAATGTGACTGTGACTTGCCCTTTTTGTAAAGCCTCGAGCAGTTTGGCTTTTTCATTGTTGTTCATAATATATCCTATAATTAAATTTGAGGGGACTTTCACCCCTCGTGTATTAACCTTCGACTGAATCTTCAGCAGGTGTATCAACAACTTCAGGTACTTGACCTTCTGGTGTTTCATTACCTTTTGAAGCGGCATTTAGAAATGCTACTGTTCTAGTCCTTAGACCGCCAACTGCTTCAAGCTCAGGGCCTTCAAATCCACCTCTCTTGGAACAAATATCAATTATTTGAACCATAGTAGCGATGTCTTGTAAAGACAATTGAACTGCTTCTTCAGTTGTTTCAGCCGTTTCGTTATTCACTTCTTCTGACATAATTTTCTCCTATGCATAGTTACGAAAATAAGAAGACCCGCCCCATGCGGCATCTTCCATTCCTACAATATATTTATACATTGTAGCTTGAGTTTTTCTCAAGAGCGATAAAATAATCAACAGGATAATTACTATTAGTCCAGTTAGAGATTAGCTTTGAGCTTATGCTTACAAAGTAATCGCCTGGTAGCAATTTCAAGTTGGGTATACTTACCACGAAGTTAAACTCATTTTTACATGAGTTGTCTTTATCTAGTTCAATCTCAAATAAGTTTGAAGTCGAGTCTCTTGTATCGAGTACAGAGGCTGTAATAACTCCAGAATTACCTGTGATTGCTAGTTCAGTATGACCAAGAACAGCAGCAGCTTTACGAATCTGATTTAGTTTATCTTCTTCGATATTAACTCCAACTTCTGGTTCTGGCATCTGAATATCTTTTTGAGGAGTGGTTAGGATATCGCTTTCAGAAAAGAAATATCTTATCTTTTGTCCACTGCCTGTAATCAATACTGCTTTATCTTCAAACTCTAAATTAGGAGTATCAATAAGGCTTAAGACTGATAAGAATTCGTTTAAGTCATAGACTCCGAACTCTTTAGGAAAGTCTTCTACTATTTCAGCTGATGCTAGAATAGTTTTAGACTCTGAAATAGTCTTCAGCTTTTGTCCTGGTTTGAATACAATATTTGGATTTATTGTTGCGAAGTTTTTTAACACATTCAAGGTGTCATTTGATAAGTTCATATTTTCTCCATAATATAACTATTATACCATACTTTCAATGAAAAGTAAACGATTATTTTTCATTTTTGTCATGGCAATTCAGAGCGATTATAGTATAATGTAAAATTTTAAGAAGGTCTGCTCTGTTATGACCTTCTTTTTTACCATACCTTTGCGCGTACTTAAGTACGTTTCCTAATGCAAAACCCATGCCATGACCACAATCAATTATGAATTCAGTTGATTGAAACTGATTCTTTGAATAATGACCACCATAGGTTTTGTCAATATAATTCTGGAGCTCTTCAATAAGAGCTCCTTCGTTAAACTTATAGTCTATTGTTTCTTTCTTTTTACTAAACATTATATCTTCCATTCTTTTGGTTGATTATCATTAAACTTTTTATAACATCGACCAATACCATTAATAATTACATCATAAGCTTCATCATATGTGCGCATAACTGGATTGCTATTTTTTTCTTTTTTCCAGTTAATTTGAAGCAGGTTTGCTGGGTTCGCATTTTCAACCCAATTAGAAATTTGTTTACATCCACGAACTAATACATTACTTGGATTTTTCTTATCAATGCAAAGATACCAATAGTCTTTCGTTGGAATATCAGCTCTATGGTCTTTGATTAATTCCATAAACTTTTTATTATTAATGCTTCTTGGTAGTTCATGATAAGATATATCAGTAAAAGCAAAAAGAAACCCAAGCTTGGAAGTACCATTATCAATACCACCAATAGATGTCTTAATATTTACAGGCATTTCTCCTATTATATCATCAATAACTATGATATCAGCGAATCGACGTGCTAGCATATCTTTGATTCGACCTGGAAATTTTTCCTTGAGAATACGTTTGACAGTACCTTCGTCAATGAGTGAACCTCCACGGCCTTCACCTTCTACACTATCAGCAATGTCAATAGGAGACTCTTTTAAAAATTGAGCCATATCGAGTAAAATTTGTGGTGTCATTAGACTACCTCATCTTCTGAATCTTCAGGCGTTACAATCTCATCAGCGTCAACCTTTGTATAAAGATCAAGGAAAGCTTCTTTAGTATCAGAGTCAAACCTTGAGATACATAAGTCAATTGCTTTGTCTCTTTTCTCAAAGATTGAGAATGTTTGAATAATATGACATAGCCTTCTTGTTGAAATAACTTCATCGACACCATCATCATAAAATGTTTTTCTGATAATATCAGCCCAAAGGACTAGCTTTTCAGCAAAGTCTTCATCCATACAATTGAATTTCTCCATGTGTTTGAATACAATCTTTTTCTCTATGTTAAGAGATGGGAACTGTTGGTCAACTGATATTGTAAACCTTTCAAGGAAAGCATCATCGATGATTGAGGCTGCTGTGAACCTTCCATCTTCTGAACCTTTACCTTTTGTATTTGCAGTTGCTATAACATTAAATCCATTAGCAGGCTCAACAATTTCTCCAGTCTTTTTAACAAGTACTGGTTTACCTTCAAGGATTCCTTGTAAGCACATAATTTTATTTGTAGCTCTATCAATCTCATCAAGTAAAAGGATTGCGCCATTTTCCATAGCTTTAAGAACTGGTCCTTTCGAAAATACGGTTTCTCCATTAATAAGTCTGAATCCACCCAATAAGTCATCTTCATCAGTTTCAGGATTGATTTGAACTCTTATGAATTCTTTGCCTACTTTAGCGCAAGCTTGTTCAACCATGAAAGTCTTTCCATTCCCTGAAAGACCACTGATGTATGTAGGGTAAAACATATTCGACTTAACAATCTTTACGATGTCAGTAAATGCTCCCCAAGGTACGAATGAGTTATCTGTTTTAGCGAAGGTTTTTTCTTCGTTAACAATTGACTGCATTTGAGCTGCAGCTTGTGGCATTTGAACCACTGTGTTTGAAACCATTGTTTCTCTTAATGGTTCAATGAGACCGGCTAAGTCATAAGTACCAATTTTGACTCTGTTATTTTTAGTCATCATTGGGTCCCAATCTTTACCGGTGTAGCCGAAAGATTTTCCAATCTCGACTATGATATTTTTTCTAAACTGAGTTGTATCAGGATATCTGGTAGCAAGCTCTTTTAGAATAATTTCGCTGGATTTTTTCAAGTTTTTCATAATATTGTTTCCTTATCAATTTGTTATATGTATATTATACCATAGTTCTTTGTAAATGTAAAGGTTTATTTTCACTTTTAGGTGAAATAATTAGCAGAATAGTGTTGTTCATTCTGCGACAGCTCTACCAAAGTTGGTTAATAATGTTTTATTAAGTTTTTTAGACTTACTGTATTTTTTAAATGCTGATGTTAATTGCCCTTTAGTTGCAGTTGTATCAGGTGTAAAATCGTTTGCATCAGTGTTTAATGCATTCTTCCATGACTTAACAATATAAAGTTCATTGTATCCAAGCTCGTCTTTAAACGTAACACATTTGTTTTTTGAATACTCTCTGTTATATTGTTTCATGCCATCTCCCCACATGTCAGCTGCAGTATCGCAATCTGCAATTTTGTATTTAAAATTGTGGCTATTATCAGCAAGAAAGAATCCTATTGTTGTAAGACCAAATCGCTTTTGTAAATTTTCTAAAAGACCAAGAGTAGCTTTTTTTCTAGTATCTTTTAGTTGAACGTTTTTGCCCATTATGTTTATAACAGCACCGCCCCATCTACTATCGTATTTAGTTCTTTTTACTTCTAATTCATAATCTTTAGCAATTCTTAAGCCATTTGCATCACCATCAGATATCACAACAAGGTTCATATTGTCAATATTGTTATCCCTTTTGAAACTATCAATCATCTTATGGCTGTGTATTAGAGCTTCATTTAGAGGGGTAGAACCATAATCTTCGTTTTTACTCATAACACATCTTTCTCTATGAGTATAATTATCTTGGCAAAGTTCTTTTCTTATGTATAAGAATTCTAATGCTTCTTCATAGTCTTTCTTTTTAAGAGTTGAAGCGATAAGCTGAGGAAGAGATATTCCACAATGGTCAATTTCTGAATCCATTGGGTTAAGCTTTCTATCAGCATTCCAACCGCCACCAAGCTGTACATTTTGATTAGTAAATCCATAAACATCGAATGGTATGTTAACTGTTTTACAGAAAACAACTAGATGAATAAGTTGCTCTAAAACATCTCCCATAATATCATTCATAGAACCTGAAAAATCGATTAGCATAAACATACCATGATTTTTAGCATCAGCTAATCTAGTAACTCGAGCAAATATATCTTCATTAGTTTTATAAGACCATAATCTATTAACGTCTATAGAACCTGTTTTCGCTGTTTGAGCTCTTGAGTATCTGTAACCAGCTTTTCTCATTTCAAATTCTTTAACTGCAAAGTTGACATTCTTTTTAACACCTTTAATATATTGTTTGAAATTATCTCTAATTTCGTCATAAGTTAAAGCTTCAGCTTCGTAATAATTATTGACATTAACAGTATTTAACCAGTCAATGTTTTCAGCAATTTTTTCTTTTCTTTCCTTTGCTAATTGTTTGTATGGTATAACAATCTTGTCAGCAATTTCTTTTCTAAATTCATTACCAATTAAAATTTGCTCACCATTTTCGTCAACATCTAAAAGAGTATGTTCTTTTCTTCTGAATGTTTCATCAGTTTCAGATACATCTTCTTCAACATTTCCTTTACTTTCAGCTTCTGTGTTTTCTTCAACTTCTTTATCTTCAGTTAGTTGTTTTGAATCATCGCCTCTTTGTTTTGATTCTGCTTGAGCTTCCTCTTCTTCTGATTTTTCCATATCGTCATGGCCCATTTGAGGCTGTTGCTCTTGTTTTTCTTCTTCGCCTTCTTCTGGTAAATCAGCAATTTCAGGCTCAGGCGGATTTAATAACTCTTCTTGGTTATCTTTAGTATATTGCAATATGTCTCTTACAAGATTAGTTACGTCTTCAAACGTTACTGTTTTCATAGCTCTATCCATATACACCTGCTCTTCATCAGAAAAAGGTACATTAATCAGATTGCCTACTTTAGCATTCAAATTGATTTTATCAATCAACTTTACTTTATCCCACTCGAGGGACTGAGTATCACCGAAGAAACCATCATCAAATAATTTTTTATATCCTCTTTGCATAGGACCAACTAAACCAACGTATGCTTCTTTTATATGTCTTTCGATACGAGCATCTTCAACAACATTAATATACGAACGAGGACAGCCTTCTAGCTTTTCAGGACTATCATGCCAACCTTCGAAAGGTGTAAAGAGTGCATGTCCTACTTCGTGTCCAATTAATAAATCAGATACGTCTTTACCCATGTCTTTCCACATAGGTAATCCAAGTGTTCTATTTTTAATATCGAACCAAGCTGTTTGATAATTACCATATTGCACAGTAATATTTTCTCTAGCCATTAGTTTCGCGAGGGTGCTTTTGTGTTTAATCATAGGTTTCCTTATCCTGAATATATGTATATTATACCATAGTTCAGCGCAAATGTAAACGATTTTTTTGAAAATAATTTTTAAAAGGTGATAAGAGTGCTAATTATTTTCACATGTGGTGGAGCTAGAGGGAATCGAACCCACGACCTCCTGGTTGCAAACCAGGCGCTCTCCCAACTGAGCTATAGCCCCTCACTTGATTTTTGAGAAATTTCTTTCTTTAAAGAACTCTATTTTACTTCTAAATTTGTTTTCGAGTACATCGCCTTTGTGAGATATAATAAACACATTGCTTCCATCATCGAGAGTATCGAGTATCTTTGTAAGATTATCAACACCATCTAAATCTAAACTTGAATCAAACGTTTCATCCAATATCAGTAGATTTGATGCAGCACTATTTTTCATTTTAGCAATTTGTCTCCATGTAAAGAGAAGAGCTAAATCGATTCTTTGTTTCTCTCCTTCACTGAATGAAGCATAATTAAATGAATCACGATGCCTTGACCTAATTGTTTCATTAAAGTTTTCATCTAAATGGAACGATACAAAGAAGTCAAGTATCTGTAAATACTGATTAATCAACCTGTTCATCACTGGTAAATATTGCTTAATAACTTTAGTCTTGATACCAGTGTCTTTTAGCATTTCACCAATAACTTCATTATAGGTTCTTTCTTCTACATACTCTAATTTCTTTTCAGTCGACTTATCTTTATTCTTTCTTAAATCAGTTAAATCTTTTTTAGCTTTCGAAACATCTCCAGTTTGACCTTGAAGATTGTCGATTTCTTTTTGGACTTTGTTAACTTCTTTTTGAAGAAGAGCTATAGCATCATTATTACTATTAATCTTCTGTTGTCTTTGGCGAAGAGCATTAAGACTATTTGATACTTCTTGTTGTTCTGATTTTAGTTCAGCAATACTTTTTGATAAGTCACCCTTTGCTGTTTGTATTTCCTTTGCCTTAAGTTTAACTGATTCAATCTTTTCTGTTTTAAGTTGTTCATCTATAGCTTGGTCGCATGTTGGACAGTTATCATTGTCTTCATAGAATCTACTTTCATCTACTAATCCTTTTATCTTATCATTAAATGACATGTCATAAGAATCTAGTTGAGACATTTTCTTTACGATTTCTGTACTATGTTTTTCTTCTGTTGATATAGCAACTGTAAGATTCTTTCCAAGCTCTTTACTTTCATCAAACAATTTGTTAATATCTTCTTTATGAGTATTAATCGATTCTCTTTTGTTTTGAATTTGGTCGTCGTTTAGTTCTTGTAAATCTTTGATATACTTACTTTGTGAATCCATCTTAGTCTTGAAAATATCTATTTGATGGTTAATATCAGTAAGTTCTTCTTTTATCTTAGAGTTTCTTTCCTTTAATAGCATATTCATCTTAGAAAAGATGTTGATATCTAGTAGGTCTTCAATAATATTTCTTCGAGACCAAACTGGTAATTGCATAAATGGTATAAAAGAAGATGAACCAAGTACAACTACCTGGTGAAATGATTTATGATTTAGCTTTAGGATATTTTGTTCTAAGAACTTTTGATAATCTCTTGCATTTGAAGCCTGGTTTATAAGATTACCATTTTGATATATTTCGAACTTCCCTGGTTTTATACCTCTTACAATCTTAAAGTCATGACTTCCTATTGTCATTTCAACTGTAACGATAGTACCTTTTTTATTGATACTATTAATCATTTGGTCTTTCTTTATATCTCTATGAGGTTTACCAAATAAGCCAAACGATAAAGCATCTAATAAAGTAGATTTGCCTGCGCCATTTTGGCCAATGATTAATGTTGATGGTGTTCTATCTAATTGTATTTTTATTGGGTCACTTCCAGTGGATAGAAAATTCTTCCACTCACATGATTTAAAATGTATCATACTACCTCGAGGTTTTGTGCTTCTGTATATAGCTTTCTTAATTCAACTTTGATATGTTCTTTATCTAAGTCGGTATCTACAGCTTCAACATAAGAATCTAGAAGTTCATTCGTATCTTCAAGGGATATTTTCTCGTCTTGTACGCTTTCTCCCAGATACTCTTCAAAAGATTCAGCAATCTTTAATTCATATGTTTCAATGTTTTGTAATCTATCAACAAACTTATCAAACATATACAAGTCATTTTTATTTATAACAATCAGCTTAATAAAATGTTTCTCAAACTGACTGACATCTATTTTGTCATAATCAGTTTTTAAGTCGTCGTATATAACCTTTTTGAATATGGTTATTGGATTTCTTACAGCTTCGATTTCTCTTGTTTCAGTATCAAGGATATGAAAGTACTTAGGGTCATCTACATCAGCCCAGGTAAATTCCATTTGAGAACCAAGATAAGTCACATTTCCCTGGCTTGATTTAGTATGGAAATGACCTGATAAAACCATTTCAAATCTTGAAAATACATCAGCACTCATTCCATGTGGATTAGGCATCCCTGCCATCATGTCGAATCCTTTCAATTCCAAATGAGCTCCTAATATTGGAGCTTTGCATTGCATAGCCCATTTAGTATATTCTTGATAGTTTGCGTTATTAATCCAAGGTATAACTGCAACTCCAAGTCCATCGTAATCAAGAACAGTTGGCTTCATTACAATATTTACATTAGAAGTAAAATAACCTAAGAGTTCTTTAAGTGAACATAACTCATTAGTATTCTTAAAATAAACATCATGATTACCAGGAATGATATCCATAGTAATTCCAGCATCACGTAAAGGTTCTAGAAAATGTTTACGATTTTGATTAAGAGCTTTAAAGTTGACAAACTTACGATGTTCATAATAGTCTCCTAAGTGTAATATGTTCTTAATGTTATGTTCTTTTAGATAAGGAAAAAATACCTCTTCATAAAAGCGTTCTTGATATTGTAAAAAAATATCACTGCTATTCCTAACACCACAATGAGTGTCATTCAATATTGCTACCTTCATGTTGCTCTAGATGCTGCCACTTGTTTTGCGAGCTTACTCATTTTTCTTTGAGCTCTTGCAATTCTTTTGTGTGACTGTTTGATTAATAGCATTTGAGCCATTACGTTATCTCTTCGTTCTTTTCTAAGAGCAGTCTTTCTAATTCTTTTTTTCATAACACGAATGTGTCTTTGATTTTGTTGTGTACTTACTTTTTTCATTACATAAACAGCTCAAGTTTTTCTTTCTCTCGCTTCTTCTCCTCTTTTGCAAATTTCTTAATAGCTTCATCTTTAGTACGTATAGTACCAATCCTTTGTCTTAATGTATCAACATAAGCCATCGTTTGTTCAGCGCCTTCATTGTCCATACCCATTTGAACAAAATCTTCAATACCCATTTTCTCAATGAATTTAAATTTGATATCTTGTTGTTTCTTTTCTTTAGTTATTCTACGTATAAAAGCAAAATAACATATTTGAGTGAAGTATGAAAATGCGTTAGGTTTACCTGTTCTTGTAGCAGTTTCAATGTTATAGTTTCCTATTGCTCTTAAGCAATTTTCAACGGCATCCATAACCATTTCTTCTCTATAAGTGTACCGAACGAAGTTCGGTCTGTGAGACAGTCCTTCTGATATTCTAATGAAACATTTTGCAATGTAATCAGGAACAGTAGGAACTTTTTTATTAGCCTTTCTGCATGCATGAGCTTCTACTGCATAATCCATAACGGCTTCAGAGAATTCTCTATTGTTAACGTAATGTGGTTTATCTTTTGGTTTGACCTTAGTCATAATATTTTCTCCATAATATACTATTATACCACATTTTGGCGTAAAAGTAAAGGAATAATTTAATTAAATTTATTTCACTTTTTTGTGAAAAAGTCCTTTACATTTGCCTGTTTTTATGGTATAATATATTAACACCCGGAGCGGTAGAGGATACTATATTAATGTAGTGTTCTCTTCTTATCCAGCTCATTGAGTGGTTCCTCATCATATAAGTCAGTACCAGTTGCAAGACGAGACTCGTACTCTTGTAAGAGCTCTTGGTCTGTTTTGGTCTGAACCGTTTGAATCGGATTATCCATTTTAAGAGCAAAGTTTACATACGTATCTTTTATAGTCTCTGCTATAGGTACATGCTGTATTATATTATTCTTAAAAACTTTAAATTGTTTTGCTTCGCTGAAAGGAAACCATGCTACAAATTGTATACCACCCAACACACTTGGATTGAGTTTAACTGGTCTTTCAATGATAAAGTTATCATCATTCTTAATAGCGACAAGACCGATAATCTCTTCGCCATTCATTAATTTGAAGTGTCTTATATTTAATCCTTCCATATTATATATTTATATCAAACATTTTGTAGTTAAATCGCTCTTTAGAATATATTTTAATTCTTTCAGCTGCATGTTGTAGGGTATAGTTCTTTTGATTTTTCCAGTGTAAGTCATCTGCTATATCATATATCTTTGTATCTTGACCATCTTCACTCTTCCTTAATCCTCTCCCGATTGATTGTAGGACTCTAATTTGACTCTTGCTTGGAGAGGCAAATATAATATTATGAAGATTACGTATATTAATCCCAGTAGAAAAAGTCCCAATACTTGCGACAATAATCGCATCTTTCTCTTTCTCGGTAATCTCACGGACTGACTCTCTTGTATCGACATCGGTTTCTCCAGATACGTAAAATAGCTTTCTTTTTTCTGGCATTTTATCCTGCAACATTGAATGTAAAGGTTTGCCATGTTTATCCACATAATTAAAGAGTATCAATGTATTTCCTTTTTGGTCTAAAGCTAAATTACTTATAAAGGTATTTCTTGGTTCATATCTTACAATAAAATCTAGTTCTTGTTGATATTTCTCTTTAACTATCTGCTTACAGTATTCTTCTTTATATTTTAATATAAGTATATTTATATCTAATTGACTTAAATCGTCATTATCCATTAATTCTTTTGTAGTTGTCACTTGATATACTGGACCAAATAATCCTTCCAATACAAGCTGATGAGTTTGAGTTCCGTCCAATGTTCCAGTAGTACCAATACGATATTTTGCTTCAGTACATTTCTCTAATATACTCGTTAACGACTTAGCTTTAAAATTATGTGCTTCATCTCCTATCACCATCCCAAACCCGGCAAACCAAGATTGTGGTAATTTATAAACAGATTGCCATGTTGATATAATAACTCTCTGATTTACATCATGCTTCTCTCTACCTGAATATATTCTATGGCAATTATCTGCATGAGACCAACTATCCTTAGAAGAATAGTCTCCGAAATCAGAATACATTTGCTCTACCAATGATGTTGTAGGTACTATAAGCAAAACATTACCTTCAAAAACATCGAGGTAATATCTTATAGCTAAATATATGATTAAACTCTTCCCAGAAGCAGTAGGTGATAATAATAAGGATTTCTCTTGAGAAAGCGTG